GTAAACTTGTCCGGACTTACCCCCCTCACCCCGGGTGTGTTCTCATTGGGAACACCACTTTAGAGGGGGGTCTCCTATTTCGGGTTTATAGAAATAGGAGCGGTGGATACCTAAGTTAAAATATAATACTGTCAATATATCTTAGAATAATTTAAAGTAAATAAAGATTACTCTCTTAATTGAGGGTAAGCTTTAAATACTTCAAATCTATTCTTTAGTTGAGATATTATTGTAGCAGAAGCTCTTGTAATAAGATGAGAGGATCTTTCAACAAAGATCTTATCATCCCAAGGAAGGGCCATAGTTCTAAGAATTATGGGTCAGTCCTTAAATTCAAGGGCTTTTGTACTTAGGGTTAAGAACTTTTCTTCAATTCCTGAATAAACTCCAAGAATTGGTAGAGAAGTAATTAACTCAAAACCGCGCTCAGTATCAGGACATAATGTCTCATCTGTTAGTAATGTAACTAAATGAATAGCTAAATTACCTAGTCCAATACAAGGTCTTCTTGACTTTATATTGGATAACGGATTAGATTCACTGTATGATTCCACTGCTATATTCTCTAAGATGCTATTGCATTCTTTAGAGGTAAGAGGAGGAGTCATTGGTAGGCCTAATGATGTGGCAATAGTGTTAAAGCTATCGTCAATCGGAAGGGTACCATTAATACTTTGTAGTATTAAACTAGTGAAGTATGATTTAGTAGATAATGTCACCTTTAAACGTGACGGTAAAGACTTAACCATACCATAATATAATGATACAGCACCTTGGATATCGTTAACAAAAGAGAAACCTCTCTTACTCTGTTCTAAAAGAAGGTCAGAAAAAGCATAATACTTTTTTCCCGACTCATTTAGAGCAGAAATAGGAAAGGGACTGATTTCATTCCCATTTAAGAATAAGCGTTTTGCAAATTCAAATAAATGAGGGGAAATGTGGGTCTTAGGAACAGAGTAATCCATTCCTAATTCCTTAATTGTTATCATATATAACTCCGCAACTTTTTTATTACAAATTACTAAGTCATCACCTAATAATACATATGGAAGTTCTTTCCAATCTATATCTAGGCGTGTACAACAGTAATAAATAATAAAATGGTGCGCCAAGCTGAAGGAAGCCCAAGATGAATAGGCTCCCATTGGATTACCTACAGCGTAAGAAATCATCTTACCGTAGTAATCAAATGGAGAATCCACCATCACGGACTTCCAGGCTTCCACGTAATAATGTGGGAGTCTGCCTTTCAATAATAATACAATAGTTTCCATTGGAAATCTATCTGTAGCATTTGAGAGATCTACTGAATAGTAGATTTCTTGATTTGCAATTATCTTTTGAAAGGCACCTTGGTCGAAAGTCATATCCTGAGGGATCCTTTTTAGGACTGAAAATAAGTATGAATGTAATTGTCGAAGACTGGTTTGAGACCAGTAATCTAAAATTGCAATAATTCTTGTTTTTAGTTCCTTATCAGGAAACCAAATTAATTTCCTATATCTCTCACCAACACCCATTAAAATAGGTAGTTGATTTAAGATATCTTTTGAAATTAATAAAAGATCTATAATTTTAGATAACTTTGGACCTCCAATGATCTTGATATTAGAGATTACCTCTGAAGGTAAGCAATAAAGATCAAGCATTGAAGTTCAAAGAGCGTTCCCTCCTTTAGAGGGACCACTCTTTGTAGTCAAATGAAATCTATTAAATAATAGTCTTTTAGGAATGCTTTCTGCGGGATTTGGGAAACCTAAATCTTTTCAAAAAGAATCCACCATTAATCTCATATCAGGCAATACACCAACTTTCTGTTGGCTTTGAATGATAGAGGTTATATCTGGATTTCTTCCTAGATTAAGGCTTCTACTTGAATATAAAATAGTTAGAATCAATCGGATTAAAAATAATCGGAAAGATTCTGGTCTATTCTTATATTCATTATAGAACGCCAAGATTTTTGGTAACCCCTTTACAGTACATGATACTAAAGTTGATTTAACTGGTTTCCCAGATAGGTAAGCTAAAAAGATCATCCTTACTTCTTTCATATAAGAAATTAGAAAGGGCTGACCTCTTGACTTACCTATTAAATCTAACTTTATTATCATAGATTGTAACTTAGGCAGAGCCACTATTAATTGTTTGTTTTCACATTCAATTAATCAACTCACTACTTTATAACTTAAAATAAGAAAATTATTTTTTAAATTTAAATTTTTCATTTTTTTTGTTTATAGTAGGCCAAAAGAATCCTGTTATATCTAATAACTCCATTTTCCTTCATAAGAGAAGATATTACATAACTTATATTTAAACTTAAATATAAGATTAACTATTAAGATTAGTAAAGTCTTATTAGGTAATATCAGTCTCATGAAGAGGTATGCTACTTAGACATAAAAGGGTCTATATTTCCTCCAATCCCTAAATACACGTTATGTGTAAATAGGGAGGAAATATGGGGAAGTCAGTGCTCTTTTGATAACACTTCCAGAAGTACCAACTTCAAGGTGAAGCTAGTACGACTAGACATTATATATTAATTTCAACTTTAGAGGGTTTATTTCTAAAGTAATATATAATGAAGCCGAAGGGACTTGTCCC